CTTTAAATCGTCTAGATCGTGAAAGATCTAACAATCTTTTCCCGATTTGTTTGTTAGCTTCAGGAGTTTTGAAACGATCAACTAATGTTGCTAAAGAAAGCATTACTTCTTTTGTAGATGGATTCGATCCCCCTAAATCTTTTGTTCTATAAAAATCTATTAAAAGATTTCCTAATTCTTGTTCTTTCGGTGTTTGCATCAGTGTATTAATATATTCATTATCTTTTCCTGCTACCAGGGCCTGCAGGAAACTTCCTATATTCTTACTTTTCCCAATTTTATCTGAATTTATAAGCTCATTTAGGCGAGTCATTTTTTTTTCAATATCTTTTAGCTTGCTTAAATCCATATATTCTTTGGAATATTCTTTGATAGCTGCTCTATTTTCTTTTCCTATATCAAGATTATATTTTCCTTTTAATTTATTATATTGATTTAGATCTTTTCCTAATCGTTGAGCAATTTTGTTATCTCTTTCGAAAGGTGATTCCTCATATGAAGAAATCATTTCCGAAGTAATAGGTTGTCCGTTATGAGTGGGAACATCTACGGCATTTTCAAACTCTTTAGCGCTTCCCATAAAATTCTCACCTTGTGAAGATGTAGAATTTTTTATATCTTGAATAGGAGAAATATTTTGTTGATTAGTACGTTGTTTATTTAAATCTTGATAAGCTTCAGCACGAGACATTTCTTTAACATAAGGGGATAAAATTGAACCATATTGTTGAACGATTTTTTCGGCACCGGATTGAGAAAGTATCTTACCTAAAACGCTATCCGATCCAAATTGCGAGGCTAACCGTTGGCGAATTTGTTCATTCTTATTGTTTTGAGCTCTTTGCTGCAAAACCTGAGCTAGAGTATCTCCAATTCCGCTAATTGCTTGATTCCATCCGCTAAGATCTGGTGTTGTATAAACCATTATATCCCTCCTCCTGCAGCTAACCCTGCGGCTTTAATTATAGCATTTAACAACCCTGGAAGAATCCCTTGAATTTGCTGTATATTCGGTTCAAAAGTTCGTTGTCCCGTTAATCCTCCTAAAGAATTAAGAGCACCCAGCTTATTTTGCTGTTGCTGGTTATAGAAATTCATATACTGCTGTCCAAGACCCGTAGATATATCCGAAGCTCCTTGGGCGAGCGCTTGATTTAAAGCGCTTGATCCGCTTTCATCGAATCCTAGGATACTTTCTTTTAAACCGGGAACGATTTGTCGCTGATAAGCCTGAAGAGCGGGATCTACAAATGACTTTTGAAATAGATCTCCAAACTTATCGGCGTTATACGGTTGCAAAAAATCTGAATAGGCTCCGCTAGCAAGATTCTGCTGCTGTGGTCCCAGCGCATTGCTCAGATAACTGCTCTGCTGTGGTGTCAATAGGTTGATGTCGTCTAATCTCTCCTGTCCCCCCCATAATCGCTTGGATGACAGATTCTCTCCCAACGTTTTTCCGTTTATTCCCGTGTTCCATCCGATGCCTGTTTTCCCCATGATTTACCTCATTTTCTTCATTGTATTCCATAAGCACATTTTTACTTCTAGTAAAACCGTTACGCTCACTGTGTTTTGGATAGTTTGTAACCCAATATATTTTATTAAGATTAGCTTTTCTTCTTATCTTTTTAATATGATTTGATAGTTTCTTTACCGCTATTCCCTTATTCCAATAGTCCTTATCCATGCTGAAGGTTTGAATAATGATATCTTTGGAAAGGGGATCGATTCCAAACCATAGCATCCCTTTCACTTCATTTACCTCATTTGCTAGAACATATAAATGAGAAAAGGGGTTAAGTCTTACCTCACCGTCTTTTGATGGCAGTAGGCAATTAACTTCATGATATTTATAAAAATCTTCTACCGAGTAATCCCTATCCCTTACCTGTTCTATAAGGTAGGTCGGAATATGGGAAGGTGTAAATATGCGAATCCATTTAAGGTCGTCAACTTTATTCATCTTCTTCTCTCCTGTTATTGTTCGTCGTCTACGCCTATATAGCGAACGTGCCCTCCTACTCTACCATTAGCATAGACACTAATTGCGCCCGTTGTAGTTAACGAGCCATATGATTGATAACTTAAATCAAAGGTTCCATTAACCGTCGCTCCTACCACATAAGTTTTTCCTGCTCCAAAATTAGCGTTATCCATATAGGCTACACCGGAAAAAAAAAGTCCTAGATGAGGAGTAGATTTATAAGGAAGATTCATCCGTAATTGCCCTGTTGCTCCTCCAATGGTACTCCAAATGATATCGTACCAAACATCTGTCATAAGCCCTTGTCTAAGGACATAAGCCGATTGTCGACTATAGGTAAAAGTTCCCTCCACCGTTCCCCCTTTTAAGGTAGGAATGTATTGAGAGCCGTCTACATCTAAATTATTTCTAAAGGTTCCGTTCACATTTTGAGTCGTCGTTTCATACATCGTCTCAAGTTCAAAAACGAGATCTTTAAGATATTTTGTAGGATCTCCATCTTTCATATTAGATTCGGAAGGCTGCGGGAGGTTGTAATTCAGTGGAAGGGTCATTTATTAATTAGCCTTGTTCCTTTAGGTTCGAAGTGTGGCTTGAAAGCATGGATTCTAATAGGTGCATCTTCTCCCGAAGTCGTAAGACCTATGCTATGTTGGAATCCTATTCCACCACCAAACACTCGAATCCATGTTTTAGTTTCAAAAAAGGGAAGAAGATATATTCCGCCATCCGTTGTATAGGTATCAAAAAGGGTGCTATCAATCCCATCGAGTGTGAAAGTATTTTCATCGACAACCGTTACAGTATAAGGAGTCGCCTCTTGACCGCTATTGATCTGTACCATCCCCTTCACCAGATAAATATATATTTGATGCCCTGTAGAAAGTCCATGTTGTGGCGCAGTTACCGTTGCAGGATTATCTTTGGAGACTCCCGTAATAATTGTTACAAAATCTAAATCCGGAGAAAAATCGAAGTTTTCAGATTTGTAAGGTGAAAGTTCGGTATTCTTAAAAAAATCAACCGTTGCCGTGGCTCCTAGAGAGGTACTGATATAGAAATCTATATAAGAAAATAGCGCCTCTTTTCCTTCGTCTTTAAATGGATTCCAAGCAGCTGTGCTAAAGGTGCCTTGAATTGAGACTTGCTCCCCCCCGATAACATCGGTATTCCCTTGCTCTAGGTTATAAATATACCCTTCATAATCTCCCCCAATGAATTTTTCTATTCCCGGATTGACAAAGTAAGATTGAAGAGTTTCTCCCTTATTAAAATCACGGAGTCGAATATCTCCCCCTAAAATATAGGGGGAAGGCCATGCGGGAGAAACAAAGATATCCAATGTATAACTATCCCCGTCATTTCCATATCCCAGAGCATTAAGCTTAAGAGAATAAGTGGAATAGGCTCCGCTATCATCATCATAGATTAAGACACTATTGTTTTCATCTTCTACGGCTCCCCGTCCGTCATTATAGAGCGTCCACCATCTTCTATTATTATAATCCCTTTCACAGATGACGGAAGAGAAATAAGTTTGTGAGATATTATTAACGGTAAAATCTGAAATCCGTTTATCAATACGTTGAGTATTATTCCCATCTGTGGCTGTAATTCCTCTATTTCCCAAGGCTCTAATATGGGTATCGTATCCTATGGAACCATTCCTTGATCCGCAAGAGCGAAAACTGTTTAATTTCTTCCATCTAAAAGAGCGATCAGGATCAGAAGTTGGCAGAAGCGTCCATACTGAATCGGTAAAATAGACAATGATTTGATTTTGCAGCGTTTGGGCAGAGATTATTTGTTCCGAGGTGGCTGCATCTACGTATCCTCCACCCCCTGCTTGGGAATCATCCCAGTTTTCAGGATTTTGCTTAGCGCACCATCGCGCCCGCTGTGGATATTGAGTGAGCCCTCCTCCCTCATATGTATGAAGAGCAATTAATCGTTGTCCCAAAGAAAGAAGAATCTTCGCTCCATAAGGAGAATCCGGAGCCGGGGGGGTTGCAGTAGGATCTAAAAGGGTGACTGTGTTTCCTCCTTCATAGTAATAGATCCCATTTACACCTCCCGCAAAAGGAAGACCATTGGTAAAATAAAGGCGATTAGCCGTTGTAGAAATGGCCGTACTATACCATATAGTACTACTGATATAATCTGTCTGATTTCCATTAAAAATGGTATTGGGAGTCATCTTATTAAAGATTTTGTTAACTCCGTCATAACGATAGGCACTGATCGTATCAAATGCTAGATAAATCTTAGTTCCGGATGCGGTAGTCACATAACCGGCAAACCCTGTAATAGGCGTCCCATTCTCTAAAGGAGAAGTCTGCTCTCCAAAATAACGCCTTCCGTTTCTTTTCTCTAAAAACCCATGTTGGATATGAAAATTATTTAACTCTGAGAACGAATCAGAGGGAGCCAGCCAGGGTTGAATATCCTGCTCAAGACCTGTCTGAAATGGAGCTATAATGGTGCTACTCATTTATATTCCTATTGCAAACCATCTTATTATTGTAGAACTGGTTCCACTTCCCCTTATAAACCTAAACCCCGTACTTCCAACGGCTTCTACTGCAAAATTATTGGTTACGTTCCCCACCACAGTCATATAATATTGATAAAGTGTAGCAAATCCCGGCGTTACAGTCGAACTTGGAGAAGTCGTCATAGTAATATTTCCCCATGCAGTCTTGATAACTCCCGCACTCGTTCCCGGAAAAAAGGAGTTTCCCGTTGATGCTCTTACAGGAAGTCCCATAGTGAATTGAATAATGTTGCCATTTTCATTTATTCCAAAAAGCTCCGCTTCGGTTAAAGAGGGAGTAGTAGTAGAGGCATCTTTTGAATACATTATAAATGTATCGGCAATAGCTGTAGGATCATCCGCTATCGCCAACTCCGTTCTATTATCTAAATTAACGGCATAAGGTTTAAAGGTCGGATCAGCCTGTTGAATCGCTACCCAATTAGGACGGATAACCGTGCCGACTCGGCGTAATTCTTCGGTGTCTGTAGGATTTGCCGGATCAAAACCCATTTTATCCTCCTATGACATAAAGTAAGATACTGATTAAAAATGTTTTCATTTCTTATCCTTAAAAGTTTGGTGTCGATCGTATATTGAGTAGATTCTGACACGTTCGCGTTAGCACATAATTTTTTTGTTCTTTATAAAGAGCGGTCGTCTGTTGATAGGCATCAAGCTCCCCATAGTCAGTAAATATATCCCTAGCAGTTCCATAGGCAATCATAGGCCCCCACTCATTAAGATCAGGGGTATCGGTAGCATTCGTTAATTCAGTGACCACCGAATAGGCTCTCATCCGGATGATGTATGCCTGGTCAGGAACGGGGAAAAGTTGGAATTGATTGTCATACATCAAAATCGCCTGGGGCCTTCCCGGCTGAAAAATAACGTAATTTAAGTTAATATTTTGTCCGTTAATAGGAGCTGTGGCAAAAGTAACGTCGACGGTTCCGGCGTCATAATTAATGGTTGCCGTTCCTCCTTGATCCCCCGTAAGAGTGACATTGGCATCTGTCCAATCGTTGTTGGTATCTTGGAAGAGCTCCACCCCATCATAAATAGTTAGCATTCCCGGAAAGATTGGAAATCCTGTGACAGTAGTAGTAAAATTCGTTGTGCTTCCATCTCCTGTCCACGGAGTCAAAAACGTATATTGAAGAGGATTGTTCTCAAAAAAGTACGCGGGATCTTGATACCACAACATGCTCAAATTATTGACAGTTGCCGGAGGCTCTAAATTAGTATAGGTCGTCTCTGGGAGATCGTAATATGCTTGATTCTCAGATGTTGTAAACGAATAGTAAACATGCTTTTGCTCAAGCTTTACTTCAGCCGGAAACGTAAGAGTATAATATTTATTAATATAGTCATCAAGTTGCGTCGTCGTTATTTCATTTTCCGTATAACGACCCGTTACTTGACGAACCTTAAGCCTAATATCGGAAAGTGTCCATGTACTAGTCATATTTCCTCTTTAAGCAACGAATGTTTGTCTCATCTGAAAACGAGGATCATTTCCAACTTTCTCTTTGTGCATCTTTCCGGTACCGTCAGGGTGCCATTTCCATATCGGCGTGGAACAATTTTCAAGATGCCGCGCAATGAAGCGGGGGACCTTGTACTTTCCTCCATGAAAAAAAGTGAACTTTTCTTTTCTTTTTGCATTTCCATAGGGGAAAGTGATACTGAGCCCAGGCTCTTGAAGATTAAGAAACTCATATTCACAAATTTCTCTTAGAAACTTTTCTTCTTTTTCTGACTTAGGTTGAGATCCCACAATTGGAAGATCTTGATATTTTTCTATCTTTTTATCTTTAACGGATTCTTTGTCCATAATTACTCCGGGTGTGTATATTTTCTCTGCCCGTAAGGGCGGTGGTTCTGAGAAAAAGGGGAGGATATTTAGTCCCCACCCTTAAAATGTTTAAACAACAGGATTAGAGCCGAATGCAACGTAAGTGACCACGTCACTGTTAGCTCCAACAACTCCTGTTCCAAAGGTTAGACCTTGAATTGCTTGGTTTTGTAAAGCAATCGGGGTTCCATTAGTGTCCGATACTCTAGTGACCACTCCTCCGGAGACATAAACGCTATAACCGGTTACAGAAGTGTTTGTAGCCGTGGTTATGGTAGTTGCCGTTAGGGAAGCGATGGTAAAAGTGCCATTCAAGCTGTTAGTCCCTGTCAAATCGTCAGCAACTTCCGAAACTTGAATAGTATCTCCAACTGCAAATCCAAATGTTGCCGTGTCATCGACCGTTAAGACACCCGGATTTGCGTTTGTAAAAGCACTAATAGTGGCTCCGACTGCAGTATTTTGAGAAATTGGTGTAAACCCGTTTGAAGAGGTGTAAGCACCACTTGTAACTGTAAAATAAGAAGCATCGGCCATGGAAGAGTTCCATGAAAAAATGCTTCCTGCAGTTTGGTTGTAAACAGTTATGGAATCTACTTGGAATCCAAAACTTATATTTGTGGCTGCCGTTCCCGAAGAGGGATTGGTATAGCCACTTACTTTCATTTGTGCCATATCTACTCCTCCTTAACTGTGGGTTGACATTAGATTAATCATAAACGCATCGTTCAAGATACGCGCAACGAAGGGATGCTGCCACCCAACCGATCCTCTTTGATTAAGAGGATCAGCTGCTCCCGCAGATCCTAGAGGCTTAATATAGAAGTCTCCGGTTTCGCTACGTAGGTGAACAAGTGCATAAGCTTCTTTACCAACAATGAAGTTGTTATAGACAGCCGGAGTCGCACTCGAAACCGATCCAACGCTTGTATAAAGCCATCGAACATTTCCGGTAGCTCCCCATTCTGCATCTAGAACAGTTCCTTGTTGAGCGTAGTTACTTGTGTTCACGAAGTTAGAAACGGCTTCGAGATCATCTAAAAGATCGGTATCCAGATATCCCCAGAAGGCAGGGCGAATTGGAGTTGTTCCTAGCCCTGTAGACGCCGTTACGACTTCGGAAATCATATCCGCATCGTTTCCAAGCAGGGTTTTTACAGCTCCATCAATGTCTTCTTTTGTAAGTTCAGTCGGAGTTTCTCCATTAGAACCATTTGAGCACTGAAGCACAGAACTAGTCGACGCAAGAACGTCTCTCGTCACTTCATCCATGGTTTGAGCCATGTTTTGAGCAAGTAGCCGTGCAGATTCGTTTAAGCATTCTGTTACTTTCGGCTTAGCTGTGCCTACTGACCATATATTTATGGCGGGGAGAACTCTTCGGATCTCCCTCTCTATGTCTCCATAAAGGTCAGACTGTCGCATCTTATCACCAAGTGATAAGTTAAATCGTTCAGTCGTTCACGGTGGTTTTTAACTCTATCTTCGTTTATAATGATGGAGTCCACAACGAAAGGATTTTTATGCCCGTTATGAAACCCTATGATTTGACTAATGCTACCGAGACTGATAAATCCTATATCGCCGGTTTTATCGACGGGGAAGGATGTTTCTTTATCGGAAGCATGATTAACGTCAGCAAAACAACTAGAAACAGGTATCCCAATTATAATGCTTGTCTGAAGATATCGAATAATGATCATGCTATTCTTGAATGGATTATAGATACATTTGGTGGGCGAATTACAAAATATAATAAAAATAGAATGAAAGATCGCAATCATTTTACTTATGATGTTTTCATGACTGGAAATCTTCTCACTGATTTTACTAAATAAATTCTTCCTTATCTCAAAATTAAACAAAAACAGGCTGAAATTATGATTAAATTTAGAGAAACATTTAGCCGTACTGGTAGCAATGGCCCCAAAAAACCTAGTGATGAAATTATGAACTTGCGTTCCGCACTTCGTCACCAGATGACTAAACTTAATTCTAGATTTAAAAATCATACTTATGTTGATCATTTTAAAAACCTTCCGCCCTGTTGTCCTTCTACTTAGGCAGCGAGGAGTTCCAAGTCGATTAGATTTAATTTATACAGGGCCTGTATATTAACCCTGTCCTCAACGGTAAGCTCTACTTGGTTTGTTATAGTTACATAGTTTCCGTAAAACGAAACTCGTGCTTTGATGTCCGTTGCACTAAGTGGAGACCCCGGAGGGGTAATCCCATCAATTAGGGGGATAGGCACCGTCGACAGACGGACATATCGACGGAACACAATAGTGTCACCATTCTTTTCGGGAAGAACACGTTTCTGCTTTATCTTATTGCGCTACATTTCTGTAGGCACTACATGTTACCATGTAGAGGAGACTATATCTTCAAGACTCCGTGTCTTGCGATTCCGCATGTTTTTCACTTCTAGAATTGTGATAGCACTTTGAACCGCAATATAGGCGCGTGCGCCAACGATAAGGGACTTCAAAATCCTGAGAGCAATGGGCACATGTCAAAGTTACTTTCTTACCGTAACCCTCATGACAATCTATCCCGTCACTTCTTATCTTATATTGCATGCTTTTATGCACAAAAGGAGCAATTAGCTTGAAAAAGTCTTCTCTGTCCATTCTTCGCAATCGTAATGCATAATACTGCTTATCCTTACGTAATCTCCATTGAAGACCAAATTTTTTTTGCAACATCCTGGCTATTAGCTCTACTTCAGTTTTATTGAAGTTATGAGTACAAAGATAAGGAGTTAAAAAATCCTCATGATTTAATAAGCACCCGTCATCTTGGTACCATAGAGCCAGTCCTTGGACTGTTAAGCATTTGAGCAGATGTTCATCAACAGTCTTGCGACCCTCATGATAAAAATGTGCTCTTAGCTTTGTATAAAAGGGATGAGATCTGGTTTGCAATCTAACAGCCTGATATTCATTACCTTTAACTGTTAAATCTTGTTTGTATACCTTACATTCCGTTAACCAAAACAGTAAATCTTTCTTGTGCATTAAGTAATCTTCTTGCTTAATGCTATGATTTACTACCAAGAAACATTCCTTGGATCGTCCTTGTAATTTGGGTATACACCCGTCACCCAATAACATTCCTATTATTGCACCTTTAAATTCTAGTTTATTACTAAACATAGTCGTTACACCTTCCTTTTCGGCTTGGCTCGGAATTGTCCTTTGCGGAGTTTCCCCGAATTAGAAATCATTTTACTTTGCCCAGTTTAACATATTTATAATATGTAGGTTAAGCAAACTTGTTATAAACGAGCGTTGGATACGCAGTCATCAATAACAATCTGTCATAGTATTCCCGAACAGCCGGAGGTAACACACTTACTGTTGTAATTGTCATAATTCCTCGTGTGTGTATAAAGCTCGATTCTTAGAGCGATTGCCTAAGAAGGGATTCAGAGCTTTTTTTGTTTAAACTACTCCTAAGTTACGATTTACCAGATCACGAAACTCATTGTCGTTCATGTCTTTATATCTTTTAGCTTGAGAAATGGGAGAAGTAGCCCCTAAGCTCGACAAACTCCCTGCTTGAGCAGAGTTTTCAACTATGCGTTGGGCATCTAGGGACTTCTTCACTTTTTTATTATCTTCTCTATAAGAGTCCGAATTCTTAGCTAAATAATAGGCAAGCTCATAATCTTGAGTTTTTTCCAGTGACCTGCCGAAAGCAGGATTGTTTCTTAAAACATCCGGTAAATACTTGTGAATCACTTCGTGATAATCGGGATATTTATGACTCATTTTCAGCTCTTCAACCGATCCCTGATAGGTCTGTTGAATCTTTCCGAGAAGTTTTTTAGCCTCTCCATAAGTTAGAACATCACTATCGTCTATTCCTTCAAACTCGTCTTTAGGAGGAGGTTGTTGGCGCGATTGATTAGAGTGAAGGAGAGATAAATGATCCTTAATCATTCGAAGCTCTTCTTCTAAATGTTGACGTTGCCCTCTTTCCGATTGCAAAGCCGAAAGAGGAACTACTTGCGCATTTTCCTCTTTAGATTGGTCGGTTTGAGAATGTTCAATGTTCGTATTTAGTGGAGCGGCGACCTCCTGTAATTGTTCGCCCGAAACTTGTGGTTCTTCGCTCATCGCGTGTAACTCCTTAAATTACGCCCGTTAAATGTCGGCGGCACTATTTAGTGATATAGGCATGGGGGATGGTGCTTGTTTCTACGACAAATTCATCGCGTGGCCTGTTTCCCGCTCCCGGGAGACCATCAAAGTTAAAAGGACGCTGAGGCATATTTACCTCCCAGTCAATAGTACCTAGGGAATTATCGACCTTTCCTATGATCATCCCGACTTGAGATGAAGGCTCCGTCTTATAAGGTTTGATGTGTTTGATCAATGCAGGTTTCCCGTCTACGCAATTCTTGGATGGTTTAGCAAAAACGACGATCCAATAAGGGTCGCGAAGACCTTTATTAGTCTCGATAATTTCAGCTATTTGTTTATTGTCATCTTCAATGATTGCGTCGCGAGTCTCTCCGGTCTCTTGATGCATAATATTATCCGGTGTGTGTGCTCGTTTTATAACGACGGTATCGTCATAAATTGGTTCAGAGCATTTTTATTAGTATGAATAATTCCAAGCTTCAGAAGGATAGCCTTTGCTACCTGAGCTGTAGTTTTTAATACGATTCATGTCGTATTGTTCCGAATTAGTAGAAACATTCTTAACAATGCCCGCTTGAGTATTGTCTTTAAGATTGAAACTACCTCCTCGGTCTTTAGATGCACGCATTCCACGTGATTCATCTCGACGGCTTTTATAGGATTGCATTTTACCGCTCTCCTTTCCCCGTCTCATTCCAAGACTCTCATCGAGTCTCGAATTCATTCCTTGTGCCATCTTACACCTCCAAAGGTTGTGGCGTTTGTAGTGTGTCCTGTGGTAGAGGATTTTTCCCCATAGGATTGCCTTGAGGGGTAGGCGCTTGTTCCATTCCTCTAGCTGCCGTCTCAACATCATCGGACTTTACTTGTTCTTCTTTTGCTCTATTCATTTCTTCCATCATTTGAACAATTCCTAAGTATTTAACAAGTCTGTCGTCATCTATTGTGGAGAGTTCTTTAATTGCTTTTGCTCTATCTAGTGCAGCAGATGCTCTATCATCTACCGCTCTTGCTGCTCTTTCATCTTCAAGCCCTAAATTTGCAATACCACGTGTAAATCTCTCTTTACTTAGTGCAATATCTGATATCGCTTTTGCTTGTTGCGCCTGCCTTTGTCCATCGATAAGAGACATCTGTATTTTTTGTGCCTCTTGAGCCTGCTGAGCTTCTTGTTGTTCTTGTTGTTGTAGCTCTTGTAGATATTCTGCTTTTCCCTGAATAGGCGCTGCTTTTGCAAGCATTGTTCCCGAAACGGGTGCTCCGGCTGCTTTTAAATCAAGTAATTGACGGAAATACATTTGTTTTTGCGTTCCCGTTAACATTCCCTCTTGAATACTGATGTCATGTTTAATAAATTCTTTTGAGTAGAACTGCTCGGAGGGTCGGCGATTTAGAATTCTTTCGATCTTTTGAGGTGTCCACTTCTGCATCATTTTAATGCATTTTTTAGCAGCTTGTTTCTGTGCAAATCTTAGGTTTTCCATAAGATCTTGAAGATTGATAAGAGAAGCTCCCTGACGGAGCATCATCATAATTCCGGACTCTTGATCGTTTTGAGTTTCCCCAAAAGAAGCGTCATTTATCCCGACAGATGATGGAATATCGGCATCAAATTGCCGTTGAAGTTCAAATATGCTAGGATGAATTTGAGCAGAGGGAATTTTTTCAATAGCCCCGGGTTTTGCATCTCTATCTCTCCAAATAACCTTTCCCTGGCTACTTTGAAATAAAGATCGGGGATTGATTACAGAGTCCTCGTCTGCTATCCATCCCGAATTAATCTGAGAATCCACTATGTCCACCATTTGAGAACGGCGACGGTTAGATTCTCTCTGCGGATCAATTTGAGGGCGTACGAGCGATTGAAGCTTTATCCCCCAGTTTTCAGACTCCGGCTCAAAAATTCCAACAAATGGAACAAAAGGATATTCATTGAGTCCGAACTGATTGATTTCAGTCTTCATGTAGTTGTTATTTAATATGATATGACATTCTACATACCGCTTAGGACGCATCACTTTTTTAAGTTGAGGATATTGAGAGATAAAAATCTCCATCCCCTTAGCATCACCGTCCCACTCCATAAATTCCCCTGTTTCGTCATCAACAAGCATGGGGACGCTCTTCCATTTTTGCTTATAAAATTCATCATAAGCGATAAAATCTTGACCGTTAGGTTGTGTCTGGTAAGGAAGCCACGTGAATTTATCATCTCTCGACCATCCGAAAGAGTGAATTTCGAAAACATCTTTTTCCATTCCGGGAAGAAGGGAAGATGCTTGCTCCGGACTGAGATATTTTCGTCTCATTACGTATGAACAATCTGAGAAATCTAATTGGGTGAAATAGGGATCGGTAATAAATCCACTATATGGCTCCCTTCCAAACTTGATATCGCCGTTTATCGGGTCATCTCGGTAATCCATCCACAAAGTCAACAGATTCCAACCCGTCTTTAGCGCTCCACCAAATGAATTGCTAATATAACGGTATCCTTCTCCCGTATCAAATGCATACAACAACAGCTCGGTTAAATCATCAGCTGCTTGTTGATCGCTATTTTCTCTTGGAACGACAACAGGGCTATTCTGATGCTGGATATGATATCCGAGGATAAGGTTAATATTCTTTCGAATGAGATTGTAAGTGAAAGCGTTTCGATTTTCTTGGAATAGCTTTTCCCGTTCTTTCTCATCCCACTGGTCGCCAAGGAAAAACTTAAGATCCCTATCGGCAAGGGGGTAGAACGGATTCCATGCATAGTACGCTTCTTGATAAAAGTCGTTGTATTCATTGACGATAGATAAACCGTCATAGACAGGATTGGTCAATTGAAACCGTTGGCGTTAGGTTATTAAAAACCTTCCGATAAAGGGCGGGCTTTATGTATCGGCATAAAAAGGAACTGATCAGGTTCAACCCGCGTGTTGTTATTTCTTTTTTGAAGGAGAAAGAGAGGGGTAGCGTTTATACACCGCCCTTTTGATCCCTGCAGGATTAGGAGCATTGTGAGCCAGCTTTAGCGCGCTTTTCGCTCGAGCTTTTGTATTAATTGGAAATGAGCCCGCCGGACTGTCACCCGAAGGCCCTGCAAAGTCTTTTTTAGATACATTCTTATATTTCCCAACATTTGAACCCCCGGCCTTCTTCTGCATCTTAGATTCTTTACCGCGGGGAACCTTCATTCCCTTTCCAATAGTTGTTTTCTTAGCCACGGCGAATAGTCCTTTGCCTTAAAGCTTCCCTAGTTTGTGCTTCAGCTTCTTCAACAGGTTGTTGATAAGATGGTGAGCGTGCTACAATAGGTACTTCACAGTACGTAGCATTAGATTGTGTGCTCATTTTTATTTCATTTTCTTTCATTATTTTTCCTTAATTATCTAAAAACATAGCGTTCCATTCTTCATGGCTTAACTTTTTCCATAACTTATCAAAATTATTAAGGGCATAATATAAAGCTTCTTCTTTAAGATCCCTTCCCCTTAAAAAGATACTGTCTTTTTTTAGAAATATAACAATTTGAAGGGCTATAAATTCAATTTCTCGTTGACGTTGAGAAGTTTTTTTATCGACTATCTCAAGAGCTTCATTCATAAATTATTCATCTATTTCATTTAATTTATCTTTTAATTCTTTATCTTCTCTCATAAGAAAGGAGCCCTCTTCATAAATATTTTTTAATTCACCCTGCAACTTAGAGTAGGTCTCTTCAATTTCTTTTAATTCGTCTTTATCCATATTTTTATAAATCGTCCCTGTAAATCCATTTTGAGACAAGTTCCCCTTTAGTGGTAATCGCAAAACAGAGGTATATATCGTTATAAAATCTATCCTGAAGCTCCTCAGGAAGTTCGGAACAATCGTAATAAAAAGCATCGGCAAAGCAATCTTTATTCAAATCGGGATGGGATAAGCCTTTAATGATTGTTATTCTCCAATCCTCATCTCGTTTATCAATTTCTTTCTGTTCTTCACTATCAGGAGAACAAAGCTCATAACACTGCGCTAATCTTTCACTTGCATAGAAAACCATATTATTTAACCCTTCCTATTTTAATTTCTCTTTATCCATACATCTTCTCTAACCTATCGGCATCTTCTTCCTTCATGGAAGGGCCCATTTTTTTAGTGAAAAAGTGAGTATATAGCGCGTAGCGTTGAGCATCCATTGAGTGATCATTTTGCTTAATAGGCTTATCTTCTCCTCTTTGAGAGGCTTTCGAGTCCCATAGATAGTTGCTGAATTCCTTAAGCGTTTGCGTACAGTTCGAACAGATTTTATAAGTACCGTTGGTAAGAAGTTGTCCCATAAACCTAATTCCCGGGATTACGTCATTAAGAGCATCTGCAACCCCCTGTATGTTGTTTCTTCGGAGTTCTTGGCGAAAAGAAGCAGCGCTGGGGTCAATATATATTTTCTTTACATTGTATCCGTTAACAAATTCTTGTAAATCTTTTATATACTCATAGTCACTTTTTTGTCTTAATTCTTTTTTAGAATCGTAATAATATTCCTTTTCTAACCAAATGTTTGGATAAGCGCCCGGGTTATATCCAATAAGAGAAAAAACGCAAGGATTAGTAGTCCCATAGTCAACACCAACAATATAGTAATCAGCAACCGACAGGGGCATTGGAATGACATGTATATCTTCGTTAAAAAAATCATAAACCGCTCCATCAGCAAGTACCCACTCTCCTAGAATGTATCGTTTATACCATAGACCTTGATACTCCTTAGAGATATCTTCAATATATCTTTCACTAAGGGAAGGATTGTCCCGTATGTTAAATGAAAAAACTTTTAAGCTCAGCTCATTTACCCTATCAATGTAATCGGTCTTAAGCCAATGGTACGGCGAATCGGGGTTGGTGGAAGCAAATAGTTGCGCCCCCGGAACGGATAGCCTGGATAATAACATCTTAAAAAAGCTTTCGGGTATCAAGCTTGCTTCATCAATTAAAGCCCCCGAAAATTCAGAGCCCCTAATCTTTGCCTCGGATCTCTCATCGTTTGCCCCTACAACGTACATAATCCTATCGTAAAGCGTTACTTCACCCTTCCCAATGGAATAGGTTATATCGTTTCCAAGAAGCTCTTGAAGGGGAAGTATCGTGTTTCTCTTAATCGTCTTGTCGGTTCTTCCGCAAATAATAAGGGGCCCCTTAGGACCACTCCTACAAAATTCCAACCATCTCAAAAGGGCGATAAAAGACTTTCCGGCTCTTACCGGCCCCTCGAAAATGTTTATTCTAGCATCAGACTTTTGAAAAGACTCAAGTTGCTTCTTGCTGAATGGTTCAATCAGCATAAAAATCGTTCAATAAGCTCCCCACAAATTTGCATCGTGAGCGATGCGATGAGCCGGATTCTCTTTTTAATTCATTAATCTTTTTAAAAGTACTTGGAGAAACGTGGGCCTTAACCTCATGGTAGCGGTTTTTTTCAATATATCTTTTAATATCAATAAGTTTTTCAATATCTTTAATCTTTTTAAAAGTACTTGGAGAAACGTGGGCTTTAATCTCATGTAAATTTTCGTTACGATTCAATATCTTATGAGGGTCAATATTAAGGAGTCTTTCCGGATCGTGAGGGGTCTTTGAATATTTACGAGTCTTAGGATCTTCTTTAGAAGGTTTTGAGTCTCCTAAGCCCTTATTATTTAAAAACTCGTCGAAATCTTTCTTTTTAACGAAATAGCTTCCCCATTTTCCTCCTAGTTGAAATCCCTTTATTATTCCACAATTAATCAGATTTCTAACAGTCTGCTCACTTACTGATAAATATGTAGCGATATCCATTGTTTTAAGTATAGGTTTATCTAAACAGTCTTGTGTTTTCATACTTTTCCTTGTTGTTGTTTTCTAAGAACAGTTTCCCTCTCTTCTTAACTTATTTTTTTTGTTATCCCATACGCTATAGCTAATTGCAGGGTCCTTTGTGTACCACTTCTTACGCCGTTTCTTTGTGCATTCTTTGCACTTACTGTTATGTACTCCACGGCTTGGTGAGAACCCATATTCAAAAAGATTTAGATCTCTATGACATTCGTTACATTCTTTTGTTATCATACTAGTCACCGTTTACCAAACCCCTTTCTTTTAAAATAAAGTGTTGCCTCTGAATACTTTCCAAAAACCCTAGAGTATTCCGATCTTTTACTAAGCTCATGGAATGGAACCGCCATTTTAGTATCTCTTTTCTTCTTATTAAGCCATTTCTTTGCCTCTATCGTAATGAGGGTATCGTTTTCCTCTTTTATCAAAGCTTGTTCGTTAAGTTTCTTGCGATTGCTAGCTAGTAGTTCTTCTTTGCAATGAGCGCTACATGTATTTTTTCCGTGCTCAGAGACAAAAACCGTTTGACATATCAAGCATTTCCTTTTCTTGTTGTCTGTGTCTTTGATAACGCCAAGAGATTTATAGTGAGCTTCTTCCAAGCATCCATGACAATAAACTTGAGTCTCATTGTCTTTGATGAAACACACACGGCAAGATTTGCAAATACTACGCCTCTTTAGATGGTTCACCACCTTCAACCTCCTCTTTTTTATCCTCTGTTTTCGAAAGGTTTTCTAGAGCATTAGCAAGAGGAGTAGGCATTAAATTAATTACTTTAGGTTCTTCCCTTTGTCCTAACCAATTCTTACCAAGCCATATTTGAATGGTAGTGTTACCTTCTAACGCTTTTTTAAATTGAGCTAGGCGTAGGTTATTCTTTCCTTTTTCTCTTTTTCGAGCGCAGTACTCATCGAAACCACAATTAAACTCCTTCTCTACCCTTCGGTAAAAAGAGTTAGGATGCATGTCAAAGCTTGCAGCAATTTCAGTACCCGGCGCATGAGCTTGCAAAAGCTTGTCGACTATATCCCAATCGATATGTTTTGGAGGGCGTGACATTGTGGTAGGTGTTGGTTTTGGTTCTTAGTGTGTATATTTTTAACTATTATCACAAAACGATTTATGAAGAAAGAATTTTTATATATTGACAAATTCTGACCACTGTAGCATAATGGTGACCATAACAACAAACAAGGAGAATAAAGATGGAAAATATAGCTAACGATAATTTCAGAGATAGATTTGATGAAGCTTATGAGATTGCCCTGAGCGAAGATTATGAATTGCAAGATGCTCTTGCTTTTCATATATTAGATCCGTGGGATCACTATCTTTTTTGCAAAGAAGATGCATGGGATTTGATTGGAGATCATGAAGAACTCTATGATAAGATGCTAGAAACCGCTTTCGATAGCGACGGATGCTTAGATATGAGAGAGCTTGCTTTTAAAGCATATGGAATAGAAATTGATGAAAGAAAATAACCTATTAACATTTAAACAATTCATAGAAAAAAATAAGCGATTAGATCGTTGGCCGTTTACCGAATCCAATCTTCGCTCTCTTTATAGGCGCCGTCTCTCTAATGGGTTAGAGAAAGCTTTTGTGAAGATTGGTTGCAGGATTTTAGTGGATGAAGATAAATTCTATAGTGGGACGGAAAAGGGGTTCAAATGACAGTCGGGGAATTTAAAATTTTTTACCTAAAACCTCACTCTTTTTCTTTCCTTATTTACCCAACTCATTCTGATGTTCCTCTAGTAGATGACTTAAGGCCACATGAAGGGATTCAAATTTCTTCCAAATCCAGTCTTCAATCAGAGGTAAATTTTTACAGTCTTCAGCGCAATAATAAATTCCCATTCTTACTTTCCATAAGTTTGAGAGAATATCAATATCCCCCCATACTCTTTCCCACCAATCTTCATCATTCATTTAATCTTCACCTTGTAGCTAGCGGTGTTGTATTT